TCAAACTGGCATTTGAATTTAATGCTGCTGGAAAATTGAAAGCCAGACATAATCCATTCAAATCTTTTGATGCTATGTATGTTGGTGCTGTATTAACTGACTACTATGAATTGAGAATGGAAGCAATTAAAAAATGGAATGAAGTCAATGTGAATTATATCGAACCATCACATCAACTTGCTTCATCTAATACTTATGACGAACGTGAAATGTTTATGACATCATTGAATACAGACATTGAAAAAGCAAGAAAAGGAAATTACATGACTGCATCATTGCTTGGTTCTGTCTGGTTTGATAATCTCTACAAACATCAACTGGTGACAGATGCATTCTGGAGTGATTTAGAATGGTCAAATTTCAAATCAATTGCCAAAAAGAATATTGTGCATGAAAAGGAATTGACAAGGACTAAATACGCAAAGTTAAAAAGCAATCCCAGATTGTATGAATTGCACCAGCAAGATGTAAAAAATGAAATGAAGAAGATAATGTATGTTGACTATTTAAAAAAACAAATACAAAAATGATAAAAGGATTTGAAGAATATACAGCAGTGATTACAAAAGAAGAAACAAAGTTGATATCAGCATTCTGTTTCATGCTCCAGTTTAGAATTGGTAAATCTGATGCCATCACAAATCAAGAAATCATTGCAAACTTTCTACGAGATGGAATCAAAATATCAGCACCAAGAATTAGAAAGTTGATTAACTACATTCGTGTTCACAATCTTGTGGAATGTTTATGTGCATCAAGTGATGGATACTATGTTGCCCATACCAAACAAGAGATTGATGATTACATTTTATCTTTGCAGCAAAGAATTTCAGCACAACAACTGGTTTTATCTTCACTGGAAAAACAAAGAAAAAATACTAATGTATATTGCTAATAATACTTATAACATAATCAACAACAACAATGAATGTATTATCACTATTTGATGGGATGTCATGTGGACAACAGGCATTAGAACGTACAGGTATTAAAATAGATAACTATTATGCTTCTGAAATTGATAAACATGCAATTTCAATTACTCAAAAGAACTATCCAAATACTGTCCAGCTTGGATCAGTTGTTAATGTAGATGTTCACACACTGGATAAAATAGATTTGCTCATTGGTGGTTCACCTTGTCAATCTTTTTCTTTCGCTGGTAAGCGAAAAGGAATGTCTACAAAGGATGAAATTGAAATATTATCTCTTGAGCAATATCTACAATTAAAAAATCAGAACTTTGAATTTGAAGGTCAGTCTTATTTATTTTGGGAATACATGAGAATTTTAAATGATTTACGGAAGTTGAATCCAGATATTAAATTCTTGCTTGAAAATGTAATGATGGGGGAAAAATGGGAGAAAGTATTATCAAAGGCAATAGGTGTTAATCCTATCGAAATAAATTCTTCACTTGTGAGTGCACAGAATAGAAGAAGATTGTACTGGACAAATATTGGGATGAAACCTGCTGGACTATTTGGAGATTTGGAAAGTGTAATTATTCAGCCAAAGGACAAAGGTATTTTGCTAAAAGATATTTTGGAAAGTGAAGTTGATGAAAAGTATTTTTTGAAAGAAAATTCATTCATATTTAAAAGAATAGAAGAAAATCATCCATTCATACCAAGAATACCAAACGAATTGCAAAAAGGTAATTGCTTAAAAATAGGTGGTTCCGGTGTTGATGACTTAATCGTACACAACACAATGCCACCAAGCTCTACAAGTAGAATTATTCAACACATTATTCCTGAAATTGTAAGTGTTAGAAAGTATGATGTTGATATTTTAGGATTACAAAAAATATTGAAGGAACATAAAAAAATAAATAATCAGCAAATTGCAAATCACTTAAATATTCCAAAAACAATGGTTGACCATTGGTTTAGAACTGACAATTATTTTTCGATTCCCGATAAAGATATTTGGATGAAACTAAAAGAATTGCTTCAAATTAATACGAATGAATTTGATGAATCAATAATGACTTTTGAAGAGAAAGAAAGTGTATTTGATAAAACAAATAGAGTATATGATGAAGATGGTATTGCACCAACACTTACAAGCACAAGTGCGGATGAAAGAATTTTAGTTCGAGAAGTTACGCAATTAAATACATCAAAAGAAAGTGGTGGTATTCAACCATATCAGCAAAATAGAATCTATGATGTAAAAGGAATAACACCGGCTCTTTGTGCAAACAAATCTGATTTAATAATAAACACAAGTAGAATCCGCAGACTAACACCAATCGAATGCGAAAGATTGCAAACAGTTAAGGATGGATATACTGAAGGTGTTAGTGATACGCAAAGATATCGAATGCTTGGAAATGGATGGACAGTTGATGTGATAGCATATATATTTAATTATTTAAAGCATAATGTACCTTCCTAATTATACTGCCAGACAAGAAGAAGCATTAACTGCTTTATCACCATCATGCAATATTGAAACAGTGTTGTATGGTGGTGCTGCTGGTGGTGGAAAAACATTTCTTGGATGCTCATGGCAAATCAACAGAAGATTAAAATATCCTAATACTCGTGGAGTAATTGCCAGAGCAGAATTGAAAAGATTGAGACAATCTACAATGGCTACATTCTGGAGTATTGCGAACAACATGAAATTGGTAAATGGCATTCATTACACTTATAACATGTCTGACCATATCATAAAGTTCTATAATGGTTCTGAAATTATGCTTCTTGATTTAGCATACAAACCATCAGATGCTGAATACACAAGGCTTGGTTCGATTGAAATCACAGACTATTTTGTAGATGAAGCAGCAGAAGTAAGTAAGAAAGCAGTTGACATCCTTGATTCTCGTGTTAGATATAATCTGATTCATAATGTTCCAAAAGGATTGCTGTCATGTAATCCAACAAAAGGATGGTTATATTCAGATTATTTTGATGCTGACAGAAAGAACACCATTCGTGAAGATAGATTCTTTATCAAAGCACTACCATCAGATAATGAATACCTTCCAGAAGCATATCTTGAAAAGCTATCCAGACTTCCAGAAAGAGATAGAAAGAGATTGAAGGAAGGTGATTGGGATTATGATGAAAGCAATGATAGATTATTTTACTATGATGATTTGCTGCGCTGTTTCAGAAATGAAATTATTGGAAACACTATGCACATCACTGCTGACATTGCTGGACTTGGTGATGATAAAACAATCATTGGTTTGTGGAATGGATGGTCATTGGTTGATATCTTCATGCTGGAAAAAAAGTATCCAAATGAAGTTGCAGATTTCATTCGTAATTTAGCAAAAGAAAGGAATGTTCGTCTGGCTAATATTGTTGTGGATGCTGATGGTTTAGGAATTGGTGTTGTTGGAATACTGAAATGTAGAGCATTCAACAATGGTGGTAGAGCAGTAGACAATGAAACATACATGAACTTGAAAGCAGAATGCTATTTCAAACTTGGTGAGAAAATAAATGCAAATGGAATCACAATCTGCACAAGCAAATTCAAAGAAGAAATAATTCAGCAAATGGAAGTTGTGCGTGAATCGAATGTAGATAAAGAAAAGAAGAAGCAAGTCACCAGCAAAGATGAAATCAAAAAGCAACATGGATATTCTCCAGACTTTGCTGATATGATTATGATGCGAGGTATTTAACACAGACAAAATATGTCTGGAAGGATGGATTTGTTAGTTCATCAAATCAAGTCTATTCACCATCATATTTGCTCAATCTGGTATCCATGTACATCAATGATTATGGATATGTAGTTACTGGAAAAAATGAAAATGGACATTGGCAATTATACAAGTCTGAAGTTTCATGGCAGTTGCCCGATGGTACAACACACACAGAAAATGAAAAACTAATTACCATTGTAGTAGATGATACATATGTAGTCTTTGATGATTTAGAAAACAAGAATCAATGGTCATTCAACTGGATAGTAAATGGAAAAACAACTGTCCTTGAATATGATGTTTCAGAGATTGCAGAAATCATGAAGGTTAGTGAAGATACAGTTCTTGAAATGCAGAATGATTTTTTTCATGGAGACTATAAAGATGAAGATACACACATCACCAATATTTTTCCATCATTAGAATGGGATGGTAATTTGCTTCGCGGAACATTCTTTGTAAATGAAAAAGAATGGAACACTTTTAATTACTCACAACTGCGTACTTGCTATGGTACATCACAAGGTGATTTCAGAATATCATGGACATTGTACAATGGCTGTGAAAGACCAGCTAATGCAATTGATGCTGATTCAACTGGCAATTTTGGAGAATGCTGGAAGTCTGGATATTTAATAAAAGAAGATGCAAATTCTTTTGTGTTGAATGTTGATTCCATTGCTGATATTGATTATACCAGTGATGCTCATATCAAGTTCACAATACACTTTCTACCATTGACTGGTAAAGAATTTCGCTTAGAGATTTATGCTAATCTAAAAACAAAGAAGATAAGTCTATCTCCATTTGTTTAAAATATCAAGTGTGCACATGAGCAATTGTGTGCACACTTTTTTAACTTTTAAAAACCAACACATGAGAAAAATAAATGAAACACACATTGTAATATTTTCTTCAATTATCCTATTAACTATTTTCTTTATTCTTCTTTCCAATAGAAAACGTGAAGAATTGTCACCACTTCAAATTGAGATTCAGAAACTGGAAAAGAAATTGGAAAAGCAAGAACGTATGATTCATGATATGCTGATTGAAATAAAAATGCATTCAGATACAGTGTACTTCTATGAACAGAAAAAGCCAATCATCACTAATAATTATTTTGAAAATGAAAAGATTATTCTTACTGCTTCTGATAGCAGCAATGCCAAACTTCGTTTCCGCAATCAACTTGAATTTGAGAGCAGATACTTCAAAGGTAGATACACTCCAGTTCAATAATGACCAAGCATTCAATCTATGCTATAACTCACTTGAATACTGGTGGTATTATTCCAAGATACAAGATTCAATAATCATGCAGCAGAAACATATGATTGAAAAATACATAGTTGTCACTGGGATTCAATCTCAAAAGGAAGAAGATTTAGAAAGCATGTATAACTTGAAGAAGCAAGTAGAGATGGATGAATCAAATAAGAAATTTGATGATGAAGTAGTGCGTAAAAAACGATGGAGAAAAAGAACATTTGTTGTATCTGCAATTGCTATTATTGAAGGTGCAATAATCTACCTAATAATAAGCATGTGAAAATTGGGAAGATTGGGAAGATTAGTAAGATTAGTAAGATTAGTAAGATTAGTAAGATTAGT